TGAACTATCAAAACAATTTGACACAGAAACTAAAGTCGGATTGCTTGGAGAGTTGACAGAAGAATTTTTATTTCAACTACCACCAGATCAACAAGCAACAATGAGAGCTTTGAAAGTATCTATTGTTAATGACGTAAGTCAAAACATGGCTTTAGTACCTGGCGGAAGTGATAATACAATCAACTATAAAGAAGAAGTAGTAAACAATTAATAAACCTAAGAGAGTTCGCTCTCTGAATACAATACGTAAGGAAACAAATGGCAGACGACGTACTTCCTATTAGGAAGCCTATAGACATAAGAACATTATTGGGAGCAATGTACAATGCTCCTGCACTTTCCAACTTAGACAACTTCATAGAAAATGTAGCACAGATAGAAAGCTCTGGCGGTAAAGATACTGTCAGTGATATAAGCTCTGCACGTGGTATATATCAATTCTTAACTAAAGGTGAAGGCAATGCTTTTCAAACAGGATTAAACAGAACTGAAAGAACCTACAAATTAAAAGGGGATAAAGTTCCCAGTTGGATAAACGAAGCACGTAAACACAACGACCCAAATAAACTAACACCTAAACAACAAGAAGATGTAATGCTTGCTAATTTGTATCAGCAAAAAGGTACAGACGATTACTTTAAAAGAATACTAGCAGGAGATAAATTAGCACAAGCACAGATGTACGGCACTTATCACCATACTGTACCTGACATTTACAAAGACGATAGAATTTCTGAAATATTTGGAATTGAAAAAAGACAAGAAGGCGGCCCAGTCAATGCTGGTCAACCATATCTTGTTGGCGAAGATGGTCCCGAGATCATAGTACCAGAACAATCTGGAACAGTTATTCCAAACAATCAATTAGCTTCTCCATTTAATTTACAATTTGACGCAACTGCTTTTGCAGATGCTTACGCACAATTATTTCCTACAGAACCTGTAGGCGAACCACTTCCTGAAAAACCTAAGATGAAGTATATAACGTTTGAGGATCCAAACGCTCCAAGGTTTGAGGTTCCTGAAAATTTAACTAAAGAGCAATTACAAAGATACATGAAGTCTCCTGAGATTGAACAAGAGATGTATAACAAAGGCTACTTGTACAAGTACGGTTTAGACCCAGTAAGATATGATGACCCACAAAATTTAGATGATTGGAATTTTACAGCAGGTGTTAAATCGGGCTATGATAATTTAAAGTCTATTGGTTCTGGTTTTTTATATACCATGGCTGATCTATTTAACAACGAAGAGTACGAAAATAAATTTGCTGAAATGGTTGGACAATATAATTTAGATGCAGGTGTTCACCAATTTAAAGAAGGTGAAGAGGGTAAGCCAGACTTGCGAATTACAACAATTGAAGGTATGTTGCAAGATGAAAACAAACTTGGAGCATTCTTAGACTGGGCATCATTTAATATGGGAGTTGGCGTAGCTACTATGGTGCCTTTAATAGGGGCGGCTGTGGTTGGGGGCATTGCTGGTGGAGGAGCTACATTACTTACCGTGCCTATAACAGGCGCAAAAATAGGTCTAGGAGGATTGTCTTTCTTATTAGGTTCTTATGGAATGGGTGTGGGTGAAGCTACTAATGCTCAACTAGAAAGATCAGGAGATTCGAATGCTGCAATATCATTAGCTGCTGGTATTCCATATGCTGCATCTGAAGCGGCGTTTGGTGTATCATCTCAAATAATATCTTCTTTTGCCAAACGTGGAGGTTTGTCAGGCACAACAAAAGAGGTACTTGATAATATAATTAAAAGAAAATTTAATAAATCAGTAACAGACCCATCTATAATAAAAGAAGTTGCCAAAGGAGTATCAAAAGGTTTTGCAGGAGAAGCAACGGCAGAGGGATTGCAAGAAATTATTACATCATCTGCTGCTGAGATAGGGGCAGGCGCAAGTTTAAAAGATTTATATAGCACTCCAGACTTTTGGAAACAAGTAGGAGAAGCTGCAGCAGCTGGTGGTGTTGCAGGTTTTGGTATAGGGGCAATACCTGGCGCAATAAACTATACAAAACAAAGCAGATCTAAAGTTGAAGGAGCATTTGGTATAGGGGAAATAGACCCAACTGATAACGAAACAGTTAAAAAAACTGGAGCAACTGTTGGTGATGTTATTACAATTGAAGGAGCATACCAAGCAGAGAATCCTGAATACGAAACAGAAAATAATCCACCGCAGTTTACAATATTAGGATCAACAACAAACACAGATGGTACTAAAAATATTGTGTTAAAGAATAACACAACCAATACTATACAATTACTGAATGAGAAAGAAGCAAGTAAAGTAATTAAATTAGAGCAGAATCAAATAGACAAACAAGAGACAACAGAAAAATTTGAAAAAGAAGAACCAGTACCTAGCGATACTAGAATTAATAAAGTTATTGCTGAACTAAAAAGAAGAGGACTTACATCTAAACAAATTATAGATAGCGCTTTAGAAGAAGAAGGAGTTAAAAGTAAAGAAGAATGGAAAAGAGAAAGATTAGAAGAGGCTGGTGTAGAACTTACTAATTACGATGAGGGTATTGCAGCAGGTGAGACTATGGGTTCTTTGCCTGGTTGGATGAAATCACTTGATCCAGAGACTAGAGCTGAAGGAGAGTTAGACATACTATTAGAAAGGGAGTGGACTAAGTGGACTAAAAGAACATTAAATAATTCTATAAACAGTGCAAACATAAATAATATTACAAAACAAGAACAAGAACAATTAGCTAAACTAGGCTATGACAATGGCCCACAAGGGCAGGCACTAATTGAAACACATAGAAGAGACTTTACAAGAGTCAAAGACAATTCAAAAACTAACAGGGGTAGACAAAGAATAAAAGAAATTATTGATCAAGGCGTTGCATACGAACCTATGACAGTAAGCACTAGAACTTTGATAGAAAGCCGTAGGGTGCCCCCTTTACAACAGAGAAGTGAACAAGAGTTTCAGAATCTAACACAACAACAAAAACTAGCAGACTTTGAGACAGCAAAAGTTGACGAAGAAATACAATCGGCAAGATTACAAAAAAGAAATTTAGATAAGAAAGATCCTACATATAAAGAAAATATTCGTGAGTTAGATTTACAGATAGATAATCTAATAACTCAAAAGAATGCAAGAGTATTAGAGTCATCAAGCGCACTAGGTAGAATAGATGCTATAGTAGATATATTAAATAGAGCAGATATGCAGGGAATAAAATACAACCCTAAAGGAATGCTTAGAGCAGCTTTAAAGTTAGCTAAGAAAAGTAAAAATCAAATAGAAGTAAACGCATTGGAAGGGGCATTATCTAGAGCTAAGTCTGAGTACTACCCATTAGTTAGATTTGGAACAGGTACTGTATTTGTTTACTCAGATGTAATGGTAGATACAGCTAAGAGTGAAATAAAATTTTTAGAAAGTCAAAGAAAGGGAGGAGCAGAAGGCCTTTCAGCGGCAGACTTTGAAGTTCTAACTGATGAAGAAAAACTAACCTATCTAGAAATTACTGATAGCATACAAGAGTATCAAGATATAATAGAAGTTTCTTTGGCAAAAAGAAAAGAATTAAATTCCTTATTAGAAAGTTTTGACATAGAACCTTTATTGAATTTTAAAGATAACAGAGCAAGAGTTCCTGGCGCTCAAACATTAACTAAAGTAAAAACTCAAGTTAAAAAATTAAGAAAAGAACTCTATGGGTATGATGAGAATGTATATGAAAAGAATACACAAACTTTTTGGAGTATATCTAATTACCCCAACTCACTAGATCGCCCACAACTTTCTGAAGAAGTTATAAGATCCATGGCTGTCATTGGTGATCAATTTCAAAAAGAACTTAATCGAATGGGGCTAGATAATCTTAGTGTAAGATTAATAGATTCTATAATGACTGAGAAAGGGGCACCTTTAAATGGTAGATTCTTTGGTGGTCTAGGTTTGATAGAGGTTGCTATGAATGCAACTACTCCTGTAGATAATATAGCTCTTGCAGATTCTCAACGTTACACTATGCATCACGAGTCAATGCACTATATATTTAATAATTTGTTAACACCAAAAGAACAACAAGTATTACGTAACGCTGCTAGAAAAACTTTAATTGATAGATACAATATTAAAAACAGATACGGCCCATTTGGTTTAGATCAAAGTCAAATGGAAGAAGAAGCGATCTCTGATTACTTTGCAGAGTATATGGCAACAACTCCTAACGGTGCATTAGATAGTCCAAAAGGAATTATAGGCAGAGTCTTTGAAAGAATACGGTTGTATATTACAACTCTTGCAAATGTACTTAGAGGCAATGGATTAAATCAAGCTAATCAAGTGTTTAATAAATTAGACTATGCAACAGTAATAGCACGAAGAGCTATTATGTCTAAAGCTGTTATGCAAACTACAGAAATAAGTAACATAGCCAAGGCTGCAGGCATATCTATAGATGAAGCTCAAGCATTTGTACAACGAGGACTTATAAAAACTAAAGTATTAAATTCAGGATATAATACAGGAAGTGTTACAGACAATAAAGGATTGTATGCTTCGTTTGTGTTGTATCAACAACCAAAAACAGGACTAATGATTGATCCAAGTTTAAGAAAAATAACTACATTAGTTAACGGTTTAATGAAATCTCTCACAACTAAAGAGGGTATACCAAATATAAGTGAAGCTAATTATTATTTAGCAGAGCTAAAGAAGATAACACCTCAAGAATTAAATGCAGCAATAGCTTCTTTACAACTTTCAGACTCATCTTTTGCAGACAAATTTGAAACGTTTAGTGCTATGGAATTAGGAACTGCAACTAGGGCACAAAGGCAAGTAATGAACCTTTTATCTTCTTTAAATTCTAGAACTCAAGGCGAAGAAATATTTACTAATCGATTAAACAGAATCACACTACCTACTGAATCTGATTTAAGAATAGCAGGTTCTATTAAAAAAACATATCACTTTACCACTGACGGTTCAGCTGTTCCTACACTTGATAAGAGTAGAGTTAGTGAACTTGGAATGCATTTTGCAAGCAGTGAGATGCAAGCAAAAGATAGATACAACATGAAGGTAAGACGAGGAGAAACTACACTGATGCCAGTCTTAGGAGGAAGAACAAAAACGGGTGGCGTATTATTTCAAGATGGTCGTTTCGATATAGACTCAACGGTTGAAGAAGACTTAGGTAGTATTAATACAGCAATCTTATACATAAACAATCCATTAAGAATGCCAGACATGGGCAACTGGGAAACTACAGATGTGTTAGATCAATTAACAGAAACACCTACCAGTAAAAATTTTAGAGGTTTTAGAACTTTTTATAACACTGTTGATATTTCTCCTGTTCTATTTACAGAAAAAGAAAATGGCGCAATACTTCGTGAGTTAGGAAAGATTGAAGAAAAGTCTAGGAAGTCTCCAGTTGAAGGGTATGGTAGTTATAGAAGCAAACAATCAAGATACTTAGTAGAAAAAATAAAAGAAAAAGGTTACGACGGTATTGTATATGTCAACATGTCTGAAGGTATGCGCGCAGGAGATTTTGGCAGAGGAGTAGAAAAAGGGGCACAGGAATCTTTTATAGTCTTTGACGACAATCAAATACAAAGAGTTGAATTTAATAGTAACCCAGATTTTACAGACATAAATTATCAAGCATCAGTACAAATGCAGGAGTCAGTTGCAGATGATGAGTTAAGTAAACCTGAAACAATGAATAGACAACAACAAAAAAAAGGTGTTGATGATTTAAAGAAAACAGCAGAAGCCACTGATAAAATATTTGAAGATGGTAAAGAAGCTAGCTTAAAAGACATAAGTTTCTTTGGTAAGTGGGCAAACCATGCTAGAAACTTTGCTACCAAATATCCTGTAGTAGCAAGACTGTGGGATTCCATATCTAAAATGGAACAAAAAGGAAGAGAAATTCAAACGCAATTTGTTATGGATATGCGAAGATACTTTGAAGTAATCAACAATGTAGAAGGGGCTAAAGAAGCGTTAGCTAAAGCACATATTATATCACAACAAGAAGGCGCGCAAGGTAGATATAGAAGAGATGCCAACGGTCAAATTATATTTGTATCACCAATAGACATGACTACTGGTGGAACTGGACAGAATGTTGTAACAATTAACAAGGGTGAAATAATTATATTAGAAGGGGATATTGCTACAGCTTATGAAGAAGCTCAGATTGCAATTCAAAAGTTATTAGAAGAAATTAAAAAAGGAATGATAGCATCTAACTACGTAGATGATATTATTAATGCTGCAAAGATGATAAACATTATGGATCCTAGATTATTACAACAAGTAGGATTAGATATAGATAGTTTGAATAGAGATAATGTAGAAAATTTAAACTTCCAACAATTAAGTGCTATAGTAGGCGGACTACAAATGATGGAGCAAAGACAAGTACAATCAAAGCAATTAGAATTATTTGCCCCTATTGAAGAAATACAAAAGTTACTTGGTACAGAGGACTCAGGGCTAAGCGCTTTACTAAAACAAATAGGCATATACGAGCAATATAAAACATTTGATTATGTACCACTGCAAAGATATGGGGAGTTTTTTATTACTGTTAAAGATTCTAAAGGTAAAGTAATTCATGCGGAGAGTATAGAAAAACCATACATAGAAGAACGAGCAGCAGGTCAAACTTTTGAAAAAAAGAAAGACGAAGTGATAAGCAAGTTAGCTGGATTATATCCATCATCAGCGGGGTTTGTAATATCAGATGTAAAAGCAAGTAAAGATACAGAACGTGAAAAAGTTATACAAGAATTTTCTGCATTGGATGTACTAGCATCTAAACTGCCAGAACCTAATGCTAAAGCTTACGCTGAAGTCAGAGCGATATTAGATAAACGTATAGAAGGGGGCACTTTAGTTGGATTTGATCAATTCCTAAGGGGCAGAAAACAAATTGGTGGTATTCCAGGATTTGATGGAGATATTGTAAGAGGTATATCTTCGTTCGGTATGGTAGCTGCAGAGTACGCAGGAAGAAACAGATTCTTAAAAGAAGTAAGAGATCGAACAGCAACTGCTATAAAATACACAGAGCAGCCTGGCAATCAAAGACCGAAGTTAAAAGAAGCTATAAAAGGTATTGTTAGCTATGGGGTGGACAATGGGCATCAGCATGAGTTTGCTATGGCTAGACGTATGGGATTCTGGTGGTTCTTAGGTGGAAACTTATCTTCAGGTATACTACAAATAATGAGTGCAGTACAATTTACTGGGCCTATCCTTGCGCAATTTAGTAATTCAGCAACAGTTGCTGCTCAAATGACCAGAGCTGTGGCTGACGTTTCCAAGATGATTACATTTACTAATAACGAATTTGCTGATGTTTATCTAGACTTTGATAAAATACCTGCAGATGTTAGGGAAGTAGTTAAAGAAGATGTAGCTAATGGTATCATTAAACAAGGGCAAGCAATATACGAAGCAGGCATGGCTCCAGGATATGCTATGACTCCAACTGAAAAAACAAAATTACGATCTAAAGTAAGACAATTTGAACAAAGCGTTATGGGTGGTGTCTTTAATACTTTCGAGACTATATCTCGTTTAACTGCTTATATAGCAGCATATAGAATAGCAAATAATAATGCAGTTATGGAAAAAGCAAATGACTATTATGGTTCTGCTAATAAATTATGGAATGAGTATAAATCTAGAAGAGGGGGTGTTGCTACACAACAAGACTTTGCTAGAATATTAGTTGATGATACGTTTGGGGATTACTCTAAAGCTAATAGACCTAAAATAATGAGAGGACCTGGTTCTGTATTCTTTTTATTCCAAACTTATATCAGTCAAATGTTTTTCTTACTAGGAAGATTATTTACACAAGGAGGTCCAACAGGTAGAAAAATGTTTGCAAGAGTTATGCTAATGTTATTTATAACTGGAGGACTTATGGGTATGCCAGGAATGGAAGAGCTTGATCAGATATACAAAATGATACAAAGAATGAGAGGTGTTAACGAGGACATGAGAACACAACTAAGGGAAATGTTTACTGAAACTGTAGGTCCTCAAGCTACTGAATATTTAATGCAAGGTGTCATAGAAGCTGGGACGGGGGCAAGTGTACAACGTAGATTATCTTTAGGTGAAGTACCAGGATCTGCTCAGATAAGATCACTTATGGGCATGCTGGGTTTCCCTACTGGAGCAAGAGCGGAAGAATTTTTAGGAGCACCTGGTGCGGTGTTTATAGATTCAGCTAGAGAAATGATAGACATATATAGTAAAGAAGGAAACGCAGCATTTTATAATGATTTAGATTTTTACATGGCAGCTATGCCTACATTTATTAAAAACCTATACAGAGCAACATACAAATATCCAACCGAAGGATATGTAGAAACTAAATATGGTAATATTGTAACGTCTGATTTAAATGGATTGGATCTTTTAAAACAAGGAATGGGTTTTACTCCTACTAAAATATCTAAAGAAAGAACTGCACTGTATTATGATAAAGCCATAGAAGGAAAGTATACTGGCGTTATAAGAAAATTCAACAGTAGAATTAAAAGAGCATACAGAGACATCTACATTGGCATCAATGTAAATCCTGACAGTAGCATGGTTAAAGATGCACAGCTAGAAATTAATAAAGTAATGAGAGAGATTATGGCATTCAATAATAAAGTAGGATATGAGTATATGTTCTTCCCACAGTTAAGCCAGTTACAATCTGAGGGTATACAACAAGCTAACACTACATACCGTAATCTTAAAACTGATAAGAAAACTATTAAGATGAAACAGAAAATGCGTGAGTCTTTAAATATTAAAGATTAATTATTTCTTAACTAAGCTTCCGCCAAAGTATAAACCAATGATAGCTGCTACTAAATTAGTATCTAGTGGAGTTATAATAATTCCTCGTTGAGCCATAGGCACCCATTGCATTACTTCTTTACCTTCAAAGAATAAGAAGCCAGGCTTCCACTCTGTGTATCCAACTATTACTTGTGCTTGTGGATCTATTAAAGGAAGTATCTTAGGTAAAACAACAATTGCAAAGATAGCAGTCAATGCTATAATTCTTCTTGTCCATTGAAAGCCTACGTTCTCATACTCTCTTGCTTCTTTAAACGCAGCCGTCTGTGCTTCTGCTCTTTGCAAAAGCATTTTTTGTTCAGCTTGTTTAGCTTTTATACTTTGTGACCAGATACTCATGACACCACCAAGAACGGTAGAGCCAAGCATTGTTATCATTTCAAAAGGCATTAGAATAAACTTTTAATTTTTTCTATTACGTCTTTTATTTTTTCTTTTATCTTTTCGATCATTATTTTCTCCAAATGATTTTTTATTTAACAACTCAGCTAAAGATTTAAATGACATATCTTTAATCATCATTGTATGAACTATCCCAATTCAAAGGATTAGCACTGGTCTGTTTCCACTGCTCATCTATAGGATCTGTTTTCTTTTCAGGCATAGGTTTGGCATCGCCACCTATACTTACTGTACCTATACCCATGTCGGGTTTAGGCATATTAAAACCTGTCTTTACATCGTCATTCATAACTATATTATATCAAATAAAGGGGGCACATTCAAGTACATTATATCCATTTTACCCACTCCGATTTTGGCTTCTTGTCTAAGGCTTGCTCAGATATTACAGGCAATTGGAAAGTTATTCCATACTTAGGGTGTGTAAACCATAAGGCTTGCCGTGGCTCTTCATAAGAGAACCTATTACTCATAGCATATTCGTCATATCCTTTAAGAGATCCGTTAACTATAATACCTTTTAAAGATAGATACTGATGCCAGTGTCCCATGATAACGTAATCAATAGGCTTTTTATGTGTGGCATATTCAGCTTTAACTTTGGCTACCCCTCTAGAAATAGGGCCAAGCATACCAACTACTCCACTGCCGCCCTTAACTCCTAGCCTGTCTCCATGAGTGAGCAAGTAGTTAACGTCATATATTTTGTAGTATGAATCAAAGCCATAGTTTATTTGAAACTGTACTCTTTTGTCTTTAGCATTAGTATAATGTTTCTCAAGCATAGTATATAGCATCCAGTCAAAGCTAGTTGCTGCTGCTTGTTTATGTCTGTATTGTCTAAACATTCTTCCATGATTTCCAAATGCACATGGCACAAATACCTTACCAAACACATCAGCTAATGAATCAATAGCCCATGTCAAGTGATCAAACAATTCAAGCACATGCTCTATGTTAGTTCCGTCATTTGTTTCTGTTAACTCTTCATGTATATGTCCAGATATCATGTCACCACCCAAACATAAAACAATACCAGGATACTTTGGATTAACCATATGGTTAGTGCATAAATCAATAGTAGATTCTATTGTAGACTTAAGCCTAGCTTTAGCAATACTTCTGTCGTATTTATTTAAACCGTTCACTTCATCTGGATTAACTACCTCACCCCAGTGTAAATCAGATAGAAACAATGTAGGTACACCAGGTGCTCCGTGTGCTGGAGAACTTTTTCTTAGCCACTTAGGTGGTTTAGCTGTGCGATTATGTAATTTAAATACTGTCTTTCTTATTTGTTCGGCAGTAATATTATCTAAGGCTAATTCTTTTACTTGTTTTTTTAAATCAGATATTTGCATATCATACAAAATCTTTTGCTCTATCAAAGCTGCATCAGTATCAGGTGCATTTACTGTTGGTGCAATACCCTCACGCTCTGCCGCTTCTAGTCTACCAATCAAGGTAGTTCTAGGTATACCTAAAGTCTTAGCTGCTTCTGCTTTGTTACCTTTAGCTACAACTAAAGCATTAATTGCTTCTAGATTTTTATTTTCTATACCCATTTGATACATCTCCATTGTTTACAATTCTACCAAAGCTATCCACTATTGACCCTTGAGGCGCACCTTTTAATTTGCCCTTGTTGTCATAAGCTTCAGCTACCACTCTATAAAATACTTGTTGATCAGTTCCAGGAACCATGTTGTTGGACCACTCACCTGTCCTCTCATACCTTCTTAACTCAGCAAGATTAGCTTTATGATGTAGGTAATCTCCATAAGCTTCTGCATGATTCTTATCTCTTTTACCTAGCTTTCTAGATACTTTATAAGCTTGAGCCGCTGCTTCAGTCTCTTGCTTCTTTAACTTATCTATTTCTTTTTGAGTATGTTTCTTAGCAGGGCTAAGTTTTAACGGATAGTCTGGGTGATATTTCATATTCTCTCTCCTATAAAAAGCTAGGGGCAAACTAACCTAAATTAATTCGCCCCTTGTGCCCCCCTTAATTCGTATTATACCACGAACAAGGGGTAATTGTCAAGGGCTAATTTCCTGTAACGTCTACTAATTCGCAGACACCACCTGTACAGGCTAGCTCTTGTGAACCTGTGGTATTATCTTTATCCTCAACAAATGCAGAAAAATCCACACCGTTCGGCATTTGCTTTAATAAATTTTCGTATTGTTTTTTATCACAATCTTGGTAGGGTGCTTGCTGATATACGTGATCAGCATAAGGCAAGAAACTTATTCCCGCCACATGATCAAAGTTTTTATAAACCCATGCTCCTACATCCATCCACTCGTGATCCTTTACTGATATAGTAACAGAAGGTTTGTGCTCACACCAATGCTTCTGGTATAACAACCAAATCTCTAGTTGTTGTATAGCACCTACATCATTTCTACAGACAGCACGGTCTGGTGATTTAATTGGAAAAGAAAACACGGTGACTGATGTGGGATTAGTAACATCTGGTTCATTAGGAAATCCTTTTTCAATCATGAATGAAGTCAATGGATCTTTTGTATCACACCTAACTGTTCTTATGTAGTATGGGCTATGTCTTGTGTGAATACCTGATGCACTATCCACTAACTGACTAACAGTTCCTGAAGGCTTTACACAAGTTATGGCAGTAGACTGTGGTATCTTTAAAGTTTTCGCTAACTCTTTATTAACCTCTACAGCAGTTGCCTTTAGCTTTTTAAGAAAGTCCGCAGTAGGTAAATTTGTATAGTGATTATCCATTATACCTGTCAAGGATACTCCAAGTAATCTTTCTTCTTCCGTATTATCTTTCCATATTTTACGTAAATATTTAAAGTCAGTAAGGGTCGATTGGAATGTTCCAAGTATAGTAGCCAGCCTAACCTTTGCTTTCAAAGATGAAGGAGTGTCTGCCCCTCTTACTACTACTTCAGTAAGATTACAAAATTGATAAGGCCTTAGTATTATTTCAGAGCAAGGGTTAGTTCCGAAATCAAAATCACTATCTCTTCTGCCGTTTTCCGCAGCTTTATCTTTAGCAGATTTCCTGTTAAATATTCCACGCTCACCAGACTTACTATCAAATAAACTTTTCCATTCATGCATAAACAAACCTATGTCGGGTGTTCTAGTATAACATGCTGAGTTATTAGCCAATGCTCTTTGAGGTTCTGTGTTCCACCACTGTCCACTCTTGGCCTTTCTCATTCTGTCATCTTGTATATTACTAAGAGATAGTAAAGCACTACGTCTTACTCCTCCTACAACAACGACCTCACCAATCTTACAAACAAGATCATGACATTCTATTGCATCTAATCTTCTGCCAGTTGCATTTTTAAACATGGTAATAGCAAAGTCAAAAAGATTTACTAAAGGTTGTGGACCACTAGCTCTTCCTCCAAATGTTTTTAATCTAGCACCTGCTGGTCTTACTTTAGTTATATCAATCTTCGGTATCTGTCCGCCGTATAACATTGCTAGTAATTCTTTGAAAGCTTTTGCCCACCCTGTCTTACTATCTTGAACAACAATAACTGTATCACTTTCTTCCATGGTCTCATGAACTGGGGGCAACTGTTGTACAAAATTTCTTTCAACAGAGAACCCAACACCTGTTCCGCACATTAGTATGTACATCAACTCATCAAATGCTCGTACATTATCTATAGGAATATAACTACAGTTATATCCTGCTACATGTTCTTTATCTAACGCTTGTCCTGCTGTCATCAGTGCACGCATAGATGGCATCACTTCTGTAGATAGTACAGCATTCTCCAGTTCGTGCCGCAAACTACTATCTAAATTGTATTTAAAATTATTCTTCAAATGATTTTGAATATAATCAAAGTAACGACTAACTGTTTCTTCCCAAGTCTCTCTTCTATTTTCCTCGTCCATATATCTAGCATATCTAGATGTATGTATAAATTGTTGGTACTCAGTTGGAAGTGTGTTGCTCATGTTAGTCCTTTCTTATTTGGGTGAACTTGTATTATATCATTTTTCATTTTGACTGTCCAGATATATATTTCTTTTCCACAGGAAAAACTATATTACCTTCTACCTTTATGTAACCAGAGTCTTCCATGGCTTTAATAGTTTGCTCTAATTCTCCAGGGTTAGGAACCTTTCTTAACAGTTCTCTTTTAAATAGCTTAAGAAGCATATGAGTTCGGCCATTATTAAATAGTGTACCATGTAGCCATGTAACCATGTCATGTGCTATACGTCCTGTTCTGCCCATGCCAAACCCTTCTAAAGCTTTAGGCATAGAAGCCTCAGCTTCAAACATTATCTCTTTAGTAGTATCCCAGTCTTCTCTCATTATCTTTCTGGTGCCCCTCCTTGAAGCAGAGACAGCCATAGCAATCTTAATAAAGTGAGATACTCTACGTTGAACATACTCAGATAGGTGATTGTCTTTAGGTTCTGGCGGTATGCCGTCATGTATATCTTGTTCTACATAATCAAAAGCATCCTTATCAAAAGACATAGGGCCATACATCTTTGCTATATCGGCAAGATCATGGACTAAATTGTTTACAGTATTATCGCTTATTCTTTTTTGTAACAAGCTCTGCGGTATCCTTTCACCATCATAGTAAACAGGTATCATACGAGAGAGTAACCCCTGAGACCTCGCATCTTCTGGTAAGTTATCTACAAATTGTTCTGGTGTAGCACAAGCCAACCAATTAAGACACGGTCCTTTGATTATATATTCACCTGCTGTCTTAGTCTTGTGGCTGTATTCCATTTTAGAATCCCACATATCTGTTAAGAACATCTGCAAGTAACGTTCATGCCTACTCATAAAGGTACCAAACTCTGACGTAACTAAGGTCATAGATGAATCATAGAACTCATCCGCCGCAGGAGTTGCTATTCTTAGGTCAAGTCTTGTTACCTTTGTCATGTCTACTGCGAGTTTTTCTGGTGTAATTCTATCTTGTATAGAGTATAAAGGATATTTACGTAAGCCATACTGATCTAATCCAGAGTTAAAGTTCTGGTCATCTTCACTTGTACCAACTGGTGTAGTTAACTTAGTGAACACCCTACTGAATGGTAAGATTAAACTTACGGATTTATTTCTTCCAGGAGGGGCAATCAATACTACAAACAAGTTAGTTCTAATATCATAGTTAGCCATAGGATACCATACTCTCCTGCCCATAGCGCCAGCGACTGCACTCAGTGCACTCCATCTAGCAAAAGGCTGAGGTATGGGACTATCCTTTATAGCATCCATACATGCCTCAGAAAAATCTTTGTAATTTCTACTCATCGTTTGAAATATCTATTATATCACCAATCTTTTTAAAATCAAGGTTTTCTTTAGGTATATTAACTAACTTATAAACTTTAGCCTTTGTCTCTACCAAAATCTTTCCATCCTTGTATTGCATTTTACAAGGCCCTTCAATCTCTACTGCATGGCACGTGTTTACCACGTCTCCTTCATCAACAGTAAAAGTCTGCTCATCGTTGTTGATACATATTTGCTTCATGTTTTACCTCCCATTTTTGTGGTTTCCAATCTTTGTCATAATTTTCATGCTTATGAAATATGGATGGTTTCTCAAACCAAATGCTAGAAGCCAAGTTCTCTCTGACTCCTGCGTGTACATATGATACTCTATGCAATCTAGCTGAGTCATATATTACCATCCTATTTTGTACACATCTAATTGTTTCTTTAAAACTTTCTTCTGCGCCTAGCTCTAAGTAATTATGAACAGCTAATCGCTGATTCCTTTTTTCTCTATCATCAAAAGGATATAACTCTAAATTACCGCCCACTAAATCTTCTACCATTGTATAGTAAACCATGCTAGCCCCTGCAATTTCATAATTATCTGTACTAAATTCTTTTTCATTAGTGTCTTGATGCCAAGCTAAACCAGGATTGGGTGCAGTTAATTTTCTTGACCAGTACTCTATACCTGCAGGATAATTATCAGAATTCACGTATGGTCTCCATAGCGAATGAAGAGCTTGCTCTACAGAATTTCTTGGAGCAACCCTCCACCATCCATCCCACCAATTATAATCTGGCATGGTTTTATAAGATAAACTATTTACTAAACGCAATCTAAATTCTTCTGGTATCGCATCATCAAACAGGATCATCTAATATCTCCTTCCTTATCTTTGTTGCTCCAAGATGTGATCTCCCAATTACATCAAAATATTTATGATATTTTATATACTCATCACCCATCATGAGTTTCTTTTCAACAACATATTTTTTACCTGATAGAGGAATTGCATGAGCAATTATATCGCCGTAATTAAATTTTAAATAACCAAAGCCTTTAGGTATATACATATTAATCCTCATAGGCATAGGATTTTTAGACTGTTCTATGACTCCATTTAATACATGAATGTTTAATCTATCTCCCCAAAAATTATTAGTAATTAAAAAACTTTCTTTCTCTTCAGTTACAAAACTATATCTGCAAACTATTTTAAAATGATGATAACGCTCACTAAAAGCACTGCCTGTTTGAACATCAGGGTGTATGCTGCCAGCACTTTCTGGAGAATACCTTATGCCTATTTTATTATCATCAGTTAAAAACTCTGATATTTCAAGTTCCAAATCCAAAGGCAATGCAAAAGAATTTTTATATAAATCAATAAAACCAGGGCACCCTTTCATAGTAGGGTTCATAAGTGGTTGGGTTTCGTCTTGTGAAACAAAGTGTCTAGGCAATTTCTTCCACCATTCAGGTGCATATTTAAGGCTAGGTGCCATAGGTTTATAGTCATGAATATATGCATCATCAGTTACAAATTTTATTACATTAGGCATTATCACTCCTTGGTAGATTTGGTATATAAGTATACCAATGTGTAATAGAATATCTACCTAGACCTAGTATATTTAGTTTAGGGTCATTCATCTTAATAGGTGTTACCTCGTGGTTAATAAAACTAGGGAAGAATATTAATCTATTGTGTTTTGATTCTACTTTAGTTTGTATTTCAGGTAAAAAGAAATCACCACCAGTATATCTCTTTGGTGTTTTATGAAACCATATAATGATTGAAAATAGAAAGGTATCGTGGTGTGCTTTATAATAATCTGAATCATTATAGTAAGTAACTAAAGTTCTATCACAATTTGATGTAAAGAAATTTCTACTCATTGGAGTTAATTGTTTAGCCTTCTCACAAAACCAATCTGTATTAATTAGTTCTTGTTGTTTAGTTAATATAGTTGATACATTTCTAGCTTGTGGTTGATATGTTTCATCTAAGAATATTCTAAAAGATTGACCAGTTGGTTTGCCTTCTTTATCTCTTGCATAAGAATTATCATTTCTAATCATTTTATCTTCGTTTGTATAAAACTCTAATTCTTTCCATACGTCTTTTTCAGATTGTTCATCATACCAATTGTCAACTAACATTACTGGAAAGGCAGGATTTTGATTTATAAAAGTATATTCACGCATTGACATACTTCTTCATGTCCTTCCAATTAGATCCTATCTCACAGTCAGATGGTATTATCATCTGTCTGCCATTTACTTCCATAGGATTTTTCATACAGTTTAAAATTTTAGGAACGATCACATCAGCTTTATCTTTAGGGAACTGTCCCAATATAGCATCGTGCACTTGTCCAAGTATATCTACTCCGTCTTCTTTCAATTCATTCCAGACTCTATACAAACCTAGATTTAAAAGATCACCTATAGTAGATTGTGGCACGTATGCAATTGCCTTCCTCAAAGTAGTGCCGTCTTCTATGCGTCCCCAAAATTGTCTGCGACGACCTAATGGAGTAGTCAACGAGCTGCTTTCTTTAAGTTCAGCAGCAATAGCATTGTGCCACTTTCGGATTCCAGGGAATGCCCCTTCGATACGAACGAGAGAGGAAGGGCCTGACCCTAGAACCGTGCCCCCATCAATCAGTTCTTGGAAGCCTCCCTCTCTGTCCTGTTTATGCCATCTTTCTAAAGATGCCAAAGCAATTACTCCTCCGTAGTAAAGTAATTGAAACCGTGTTGCATGAGACAATTTAATTTTAAGATGCCTGCCTAAAGATGTAGCTGACAGTCCATAGTTAGTTCCATGCCCTGCTCTTTTACACATATCTCTGTAACTAAAGTGGCCAATATAAGGACGATCCGCTAACTCTCTATTCTGTGCACGGTCAGATGACCACCCCATATTTGGCCACACCATCTTAACTACTTGTGTGTGTAAGTCTTCCCCTTCGCAAGCATTTATATATCCTTGATCACCTGCAACATATGCAGTAACCCTTGACTCAGCTTGCTCAAGGTCTGCGTAAAATAATACATTGTCCCCATCTGGTACAAATATTTCGCGCATATCTTTTGTAATATTTTGTAGGTTAGTTCCTGTTCCCCAAGGACTTTCAGAACTTGCCCACCTACCTGTCTCAGTTCCTGCTACTTTAAAAGAACAACGCATCCTACCATCTCCATCTCTCTTCGCATTTAAAATATTTAATTGCTTATCTATATCACGTAAAGCCAAGATGGTTCTACAGAAAGGCCTTGCTCTAGGATACTCTTGTATCAAATGCTCAAGTGCTTCTTTATCTGTTGATACTTTTTGTTTACCTTTAACATAAGAAATAACTTCGGGCAGACCTAACCACTCATATAAAAAACTTTTTAATTGTGTAGGACTGTTGTGATTAAGATCTCTGTCCCATACTGCATTAGCAAATAGGTGTAGCATCCGCTCAAGCTTAACACGTGATGAGACAAGGGGGGCTTTGAGTCTACCTACAGTTTTCTCATCAACCTTTAACCCACGCAACATCATGTGCATAGCTGGCTTAAGCATATCTAATTCAAACTGATATGTCTTTCTATAATCGTGGTCATTTCTACCGAGATCTTTTTCTATCTTAGTCCATATCTCATGTGTCAATGTGCAATCTAATCCACAGTAAACCCACAAGGTTTGCTCTTTAGACAGTGATGTCTGTGAGATCTCCGTATTCTTTATTATTCGCATCTTGTTCCTCCTGTACAGTAGCAATCAATTTATCTATAAACCATTTAGCTTTTTCTAGATCTTGAATTGGTTTGCTCTTGTGTTCGTATCTCCAAATATATTTTAATATTGATCCTTGTAAATAAAATTTAAACCCATCACCTTGGCAAGACTTAATCGCATCAATGCAACCAATACCACCTTTGTTGTAATGTGCTGGGAAATTTACTGGATCATTCTTTTCTTTTGCTTTCATCTTTCTCGCCAGTTCCTCCATACTTTTTACGTCTGTCATTAGCTACCCCCATTATGTAATAAAATTCATCTCTTGTTTTATCTGGATCTAAGTATGCGTAATCACATACCGCTTCGAAATCTTCTTTGTCATTTATTAACCATTCTTCAGCGTCATCTTTATATCCTCTAAACTCTTTATCAAATCCCATGTAACTTATATCCTGTAATGCTTGATCCAATACTGCTCTCCATAATTCAATCTCATTATATACGGTTATATCTTTATCCTGTAAAGGCTTTGCAGCAAAGTACTGGGGACGTTTCATTTATGCCTCGGCCTTCGTGCTCTTTGAAAAATTTGTTAGATTTTTCCATGCTCCCTCGTTCGTATAAATAGATCCTAAATATCCCAAGCTCTTTTCTAACTCTGGTTGTAGCACATGTTGCGCATGCATAGTGTCATGTACCACTCCCTTTACTTCGATGCCATACATGTGTCGCAACCATGATATGTCATACGTCTGATTCTGTGCAACCTTTGTTATGTTTGGGTTGCTTAATATATCTCCTATCAATTTCCATACAGCTAACTCTGTATGATAGTCATAAAAATCTTTACCATCTGCTCCTTTAAATGGTATCACCATAGCTTTCTTTGCATGTGGAGCAAACCCAATACAAGTTATTTCTTCGTTAGCTGTTTCAATATCAAAAGATAAAGGGTTGTAAGATGCATTCACTTTCTCACAGAAAGATAAGAAATGTTTTACTTCTTCATAAGTTGGTTCAATGCAAAGTTCTCTTTCAATGTAGTCTATGTTTTGTTGATTAGCCGCTTTCTTAAAATCTGAAAGAACAGTAGGCCTAAAAGAATAATTCTTAAGCAATGCAACTGGACTGTAGGTTGGCATAACTTTATACTCTTTGTTAATGGTGTCAATAAACGAACCTCGATACGATCCTACTTTATCCAAACCACACAATGCCCAGAAGGCTACGCTTCCCATCGCTATAATAGTGTTAGGTTTGTACCTATCTATCTCTTCCCATAATCTTTCAATGTCTTGTTCATACTCTTCTTTTAAATATCCGTACTGAGTGGGGGCAAACTTTGACCTCCATTCAGTTTCCTTTTTAATATTTTTATATTCACTTCTTTTGTAGAAGAAACTCTGCAAGTTATCTTGTGCAGGTTTTAATTGAATTGCGTGAGTGAGTAATGCGTTGCTAGCATCAATGCCAGCAAACTTAAACATCGGATCTAATACTGATTGTATAGACCCTACATTAATCTTACCAAGCCTAGCTTCTGTTGTCGTAGGACAATCCATAATTATGGCAAATGGATTCCCAGACTCTGGAAGCTGAGACTTAATTCTATTATGTACCGCAAACTCACTCACTATACAAACCTACCTGTTAATTATTCTTTTAACAGAAGCTTGTAGTATGTCTTTATTCTTGCCAACCATTTCGTGCTTGACTACACCAGAAAAATTCTGGCCAATAGCTTGCTCTAATAGTTCGCCAAAAGACTGTTCCTCACTCATCTCTAAAGCATCAGTTAAGAAACTCTTGAGTGATAACGCAGGGTTCTTCTGCTTCATAGCATTGGGCGTTGCCCAGAACTCCATACGTGTTGGCTCTGCGTTAGCAAGATCTGATTCATCTAAGTCAGACTGAATCACACCAGTTGCTTTCACATTCACCTTTACAAGTGGTGTTTGATTCTCTCCCACTCGATCAGAACGATAGCTAGTAATTGTAAAATCATAACTACCCTCTGGTAAAACCACAGTTTGTGGTATCTCTGTTGGTGACATACTTAAGAAGTCACTTACGTCTTGTGTCATGGTATATACCTCCTATTTAATTGACAACTTCTTCTTTGAGTTACCTTGAATTGTATCAAATAACTTGACCAAATCTAATTCAGCATTCGGCTCCATAGCATTTAGAGTCGGTACTTTTAGATCCATCTTGTGATCTGATACAGTTCGCAGTGTTCTCTCTGTGCCTTTGCTAGAACTCTTAGTGTCCACTCTACAAACACAGTTAAAGTATCGGCCCAATTTTGTAGATAGCTTTGAACCAACACTAGTTGGGTATGATTTGCTTATACCCAAATCTCCTTCCATGTACTGCATGTGTGTAGTAACTACAACATTACATGGAACTTCTGAACCAGTGATGTACTGGATAATATACTGCACATCTCGTGCCGCAGTTCCCCACTCTGGTTGAGTAGGTTGCTCAGTTGGTTTCTTGTTATTAAATACAAGTGCCCCTCTGAGAGCCGCCTCGCCCATGAGTGTCAGACTATCAATAACTAGCACGTCATCTTTAGTCCAAGTCTTCACCGATCCAAAATCTTCATCTCCATCTTTCCAGTTAGAGATTAAATTAACTCCTTTTCTAAAGGCCTCAGCCTTTCCAATAGAATCTTTTAATGTAACATATGATACCCTCTTAACTGCTTCGGGTGTTAAAAGATCGGGCAGTATATCTAACCCATCATCATAATCTAATATTCTTAAATTCTTTCCAGCATTTGCCAGTGCAGCAAGTGCGGCAGTCTTTCCTGACCCACTATCACCCACCAATAATAATTTAGTTACATCTGCTGATATATGTTTAGCTATGTTTGCCATGTCTTACTCTCCCTTTAAATATTTTAACATTGTCTTCGGATCACTTACTTCGTAAGGATCATAATCTGTAGGAACATTGTGCCCCTTTCCTTCTTCTATAAACATCTTCTCAATCACACCATCTTTAAGTATTGCTGAATACCTCCATGACCTTTTACCAAAACCTTTGTTACTCTTATCTACTAGCATTAGTATCTCACTAGTAAAATCTCCGTTGCCATCTGGTATTGTCTTCACCTTTTCAATATTCAAACTATTTGCCCATGCGTCCATAACAAACTTATCATTCACAGATACACAGTATATGTCATCAACATGCTGTAACAATTCATCAGCCATCTCTTCGTACTCTGGTAAATGTTTAGACGAGCAAGTTGGAGTGAAAGCACCAGGCAATCCAAAAATTGCTACACGTTTGTCTTTAAATAATAAACTATAATTTTGCATGTTATCTCCTATTTATAATTAATATTAATTGTAATTCTTTCTTTCGCATATATAGGACATGTAGTTCTATGTAGTACATTGCTATTAAAGAATATAGCTCTGTTCGCATAGGTGCCTACATAATCTATACTACCATCGTCTCTCTTAAATTCTATCCCAGTATCAGCACTGTCCGCACACCACACCATGGCAGGGTGGACCTCGTTCTTCTCAGCCGCCGCAAAATCCCTATGAAAATCATGCTTTGCGTGAGCCTCACTTGCTCTAATATATAAATTACATTTAATCCTACCCAAATAAGCAGGTTCTAATCTATTAAGTAAAGGCATAATTTCTTCTGGTATAGGTCTAACCATATTAGGTTCTACGAAATAAAGTACATTACAAAAATATCCATTGGCCTGATCCATCAATGCATCTTTCATATTCCCTTGCAGATTCTCATATCCAAAAGCTGCTTCTGATTGATAGTTCCATTGTAAATTCCTTAAATAATTATTAAGCCTCTCTTGAGAGTTAACGTCTAAATAATTATCAACATAATAAATATCATCTGCAACTGTAATTCCTCTTCTCATATTCGTATTATATCAAATTAAATTTAATCCGTCAATCATTTTCTGGTACCCATTCTATTTCTAATTCTGGCTCAAACTCAATAACATTATCGTCATTGCGCAATGATTCATGTACCTCACGATCAAACAATTCTTCAACAACTTTTTGTCTGTGGTCTGGAGACTCATTACATATCTCTCTATATTTACAGCCACCATAATTTCCACAAGCAGTAAAGTCTGCAGGATAATAATTTTGATCAGCATATATTTTGGCCATAGATAATTTATGAACCGCATCACCGTACCATTCCTCAATAATAGATGAGGGCACTTTAAATACTGCACGATTAAATCTACAAAAATTTGCACCAGTTTGTACTGCATCAATAATAAACCCAGCGACATCTAAACCTAAAATATTTTTAGCCGCCCACAGGTAAGCATATATCTGATTGTTAGGGGCAAACTGATTAAAGTAATAGTCAGTTAAACTTGCTTTAGTAGTTTTAGTATCAACTAAATACAACTCATTATTTAACTCTGCTACTTTATCTATCCTGCCAGAAAATCTTAAACCATCTTGAGTCTGCATACTAATAGGAACTTCAAACCTCTGTTCTAATGCAGGAGTACCATCTTGCATTGATGCAATCTTTATAGTATCTTCCCAATATTCTTCTGCTCTCCATACAATAGCACGCAAAGCCGCTTCTAAATTTCTAGCTTTGTCATCAGACTGTTGCAAGGATTCTCCGTGCTCAACAAGAACTAACTTAATAGCTTCAGCTACTGCTTGATCCTTAGTTCTTCCCATAAAACGAGCCAAGTCTAGTTGTTCGTAGCCATCATGAACAGCTGATCCAAATCCCGTAGCTGTAGAATATATTTTAGATTTATATCCTAAAAGGTTTTGAAAGTTATAGTAACGGGGGCACGAACTAAATGATGAAAGACTAGACGTATCCCATACCATTTGTTTTGCATTGCCGCCATCAAGCCACACATACTTTGGAAACTTTGGTGCCTCTATATATCCTATTCCACTATCCAATTCTTTCACCTCCGAACCAACTAACAACAGAATATCTTTTACCTTCTGTAACTGGTTTTACTGTGTGCATTACGCAAGAAGGAAAGACCAAACAATCTCCTGCTTTTAATGGGACATTTAATTCTTCCGCTATTACACGACCATCTCTGATGTTTAATCTATACATAACAAATTCTCCTCCTTTAAAATCATCATTAAGTAAATGTACGGTACTTATCTTTCTTATTTTTCCTAGTTTGTATGCATCATCTAGTCTAGAAACGGACATGTTTTTTCCTTCATCGTCCCACTCATAGGCTTGATCTAAATTACCATCTACATGTGGCACGTAGTGTCCTCCCGCATCGTAAGTCAAATACTGGAAAGGTTCTTGGAAATCTATTTTATATTTCCAGTTTGCTCTATTATTTGCAACCGAAACCATATGAGCAGTATCAACACTCAACTCATTATCTTGATGTAATACAGATACTTTGACGTTTCTTCTTGACTCATCAGCTTTGGGTCCATCAGGTGTCATTATTGTAGCTTTCTCTCCTTGACTTGTGTCCATATTTTTGATGATGTATTTTCTTTTAGTTTCATCTATCGTGCCACTAAAATGCCAAAACAATTCGTTATACATTGTCTTCTCCAAAATCTAAATTACCTGCCAACACAACTCTTGGTTCGTCTGATTGATTACGCATAGTAAAGTGGGGAACCCAACCAGGAAAAAATAGTAAAGACTTGTTTGCAGGATCAGCCTTGCATACTTCAAACTTGGTGTCATAATTTATGTACCAGTTTAGTATGCCACAATCTCTGGGGGCATTGACATAGTACACAAATGCAAAACAGTTTTCGTGCTTATGCATAGCAGTAGAACCACCTTTGTAATTAACTTGACCCCACACCTCTGAACCAAAGTTAGATTTCATTATCGTAAGTTTCTCCTGAACTGTGCGAACATGTTCGAGTATCTCATCTAAGGTATCTTTAACAAATGGTTTATCTGGATCTACTCTTATGTCTTCACTAGTTGGAAGTGAGTAATCGTTAGATACAAATCTACCATCGTTGTTTCGTTTAACTAAATACTCCATCAGTTCTTTGTCTCGTTTGCCTTTCAATGTCCAAGAGTGATACCCGTAATTAGGAACCCATGGTTGAAAGCTTCCTTCAATAGTTTTCATCGCTTTTTTCCTTGTCCTTTATATTGTTTATGGTTTCTTCGTTTGTGTTTGTTCTTTGGGCGGCTCCGTATACTGTTGCCTATGCTGGTTCTCTTCTTAGGTCCTGCTTCGTGAGAAGAAAATGCTTTCCAAAGTTTTGCCATATCAACTATCCTTTAACAAAACAGCTAACGGATCTCCGTCAAATTGTTTTGGTTTAGTTGTTGCCGCTTTAGCAGTTATTCTTTTGCCTGCTTTTTCGGCGGCTCTTATATTTTCTCTAGTGTTTCTAAGATACTCTATTATCTTTTGTATACCAG